AGAAACACTTGAAGAAGATTTGACCGATGCATACGAACAAACTAAGGCCAATCTACAAGACTTGATTGACCAAGGTAAAGATGCAATGGCCGAAATCTTACAAATTGCAAAAGACGGTCAACATCCACGTGCTTTTGAAGTCTATGGTACGTTACTTAAAAATGTGGTAGACGCCAACAAAGAACTTCTTGCAGTTCAAAAACAAATGCGTGATATGGATAAAAAGAATCAAGCAAGTACCACAAATATTGATAAAGCAGCATTCTTTGTCGGTTCAACATCAGAACTCAATAAGTTGATTAAAGGCATGAATGAGTGAAAACAAAGATAGTTACCGTGACAATCCTTTATTAAAGAAGGTCGGTATTCAATTAAAATACACTAAAGAACAAGTAGAAGAGTTCATGAAGTGTGCAAAGGATCCAGTTTACTTTGCGGAACGATATATCAAGATTGTTAACGTTGACCGTGGTTTGATGCCATTTGAAATGTGGGACTTTCAGAAGGACATGATTCGTCTGTTCCACAAGAATCGTTTTGCTATCACCAAATGTCCTCGCCAGGTTGGTAAAACCACCACCTCCGTTGCGTATCTTCTTTGGTTGACACTATTCAACGATACACAAAACGTAGCCGTGCTGGCCAACAAAGGTTCTCTTGCACGGGATATTCTTGCAAAGTACCAATTGGCATATGAAAACTTACCAATGTGGTTGCAACAAGGTGTTGTAATCTGGAACAAAGGTAACGTAGAACTTGAAAATGGTTCTAAGATTCGTGCAGACTCAACATCTTCTGCTGCAATTCGAGGTGGTTCTTTTAACTGTGTATTCTTGGATGAGTTTGCTTTCGTTCCGGCAAATATTGCACACGAATTCTTTAACTCAGTTTACCCTGTAATTTCATCAGGTAAAACGACAAAGATTATTATTGTGTCTACACCAAACGGTATGAATCTATTCTATAAGATGTGGATGGATGCAATTGGTAAGAAAAGTGGTTATCAACCGTTCGAGATTCACTGGTCTATGGTACCAGGCCGTGATGAAGTATGGAAAGAAGAAACTATTCGTAACACCTCAGAAGAACAATTCAGACAAGAGTTTGAGTGTGAGTTCTTGGGTTCTACCAATACGCTTATCTCTGGCCAGAAATTGGCACAATTGGCATATATGGATCCGATTGCTAACCACGATAAGGTTAATATTTTTGAAATGCCAATAAAAGAAGATGGTGAAAAGAAAACTGACCACTTATATGCAATTTGTGTTGATGTTTCAGAAGGCAAGAACATGGATGCATCAGCATTTGTGGTCATGGATATTTCTGCTATGCCATATAAAATGGTTGCCACATACCACAGTTCGTCAATTCATCCAGTATTGTTTCCAACTGTAATTTACAATACAGCAAGATTATATAATGATGCATATGTGTTGGTTGAAATTAATAACACACCACAGGTTGCTGACATTCTACATAGCGAACTTGAGTATGAAAACTTATGGAAGGTGTTCACAGGTAACAAGAAACCACAACAACTGTCTGCTGGCTTTGCAAGAGGTGTACAGTTAGGTTTAAAAATGTCACCTCAAGTGAAACGTATAGGTTGCGCTAATTTAAAAATGTTGGTTGAGGGTGACAAGATGATTATCAATGACTTTGATGTTATCTCAGAATTGACCACTTTTGTGCAGGACAAAAACTCATTTGCTGCTGAAGAAGGTTCAAATGATGACTTGGTGATGTGTTTAGTGACATTTGCTTGGGCCACAACTCAAAAATACTTCAAAGAGATTGTAAGCCACGACATTCGTAAACAGTTTCAAGTAGAACATATGAATCAGGTAGACGATGAAACTCTACCAGAGCCAATCATTGAAGATGGTTTAAATCATGGACTTGAGTTGATGGATGGAGATTTATGGGACTCATCAGTTGGTGGAGACACCTATGGATCATTTATAAGAGATATGATGAAGAATTTATAAAAATAGTGTTTCATAAATAATCTTATGGTATTCAAATGCCAAACTCATAATAAATCAAGGAGAAGAAAAAAATGGCAAATCTATTATCTCCAGGCGTAAGCGTAAACGAAGTTAACCTGACTACCGTTGTGCCTTCCGTTCTGACCACAGCAGGCGCTTATGCAGGACCTTTTGTATGGGGTCCAGCACAAACAGTTATTCCAGTATCATCCGAAACAGTTTTATTGAACACTTTTGGTAAACCAGATAGCAACACTTATGCTTCGTTCTTTACCGCGGCTTCTTTCTTAGCTTACGGTAATAATTTGAATATTGTTCGTGCAGCCAATAATGCAACTTACAACGCTACTGCAAATGCAAATGCACAAGTTCAAATTGCAAATGCAAATGCATTCCAATACAGTTATTTGCCATCTGGCGCCGCAAACTCATTAGGTGCTTTCGTTGCACGTTATCCTGGTGCTTTAGGCAACTCATTGACAGTTTCTGTTATTGATGCTGGCGCAACAGCAAATCAGTTTGCAAATTGGAGTGTTCCACTTTACAACTCTGCTAACACAAATTATGCAAACACAGCATTGTCTGGTTACTTCAATAGTCAACCAAGTACAAGTTATACTGGCACACAATTAGGTGCAGCCAACGACCAAATTCACATTGCAGTTGTTGACACAGGCGGTTTGTTTACAGGAACAAAAGGTACGGTTCTAGAAACTTTTGCATATTTGTCTAAAGCTTCTGACAGTGTTGACGCAAATGGTCAATCAAACTATTACAAAAATGCTATTTTCAGTCAATCAAAATACATCTTTGCAGTTGATCCAGTAAATTATTCATCTACAAATGCCACATGGGGTAAAGCAACAGCAAATACTTCTTTTGCTACATTGTCTGGTGTTTATACATTACCATTGTATTCTGGTACAGATGCAACAATCACTGATGCTGACATTATTAATGCACAAAACTTGTTTGCAGATTCTACACAAGTTTCAGTTTCATTGATTATGACTGGTCCATATACAAGTTTGGCAGTTCAATCAAACGCAATCAACATTTCAGCCACACGCCGTGATGCAGTTACTTTTATTTCTCCACCACAATCCGCAGTAGTAAACAACTCTGGTAGTGAACAAACTAGCGTATTGTCATGGATTAATGCATTGTCTTCAATCACTGGTGGACCAACAGGAAGTTATGGTTTTGCCGACTCTGGTTGGAAATACATGTTTGACAAATACAATAACGTTTATCGTTGGGTTCCATTGAATGGTGATATTGCAGGTCTATGTGTATACACAGACACAGCCAATAATCCATGGTGGTCTCCTGCCGGTTTCAATCGTGGTGTTATCAAGAACGTTATCAAATTGGCATGGAATCCAGTACAATCACAACGTGATGCTTTGTATCAAGTTGCTGTTAATCCAGTTGCTTCGTTCCCAGGACAAGGTACAGTCTTGTTTGGTGATAAGACAATGCAAACACAACCATCTGCATTTGACCGTATCAACGTTCGTAGATTGTTTATCACACTTGAACAAGCAATTAAGAAGGCTGCTCAATATTCATTGTTTGAATTCAATGATGCATTTACACAAGCGCAGTTTGTTTCTTTAGTTACTCCTTTCTTGCGTAACGTACAAGGTCAACGTGGTATTCAAGCGTTCCAAGTTGTTTGTGATAACACTAATAACACACCACAAGTTATTAATAGCAATCAATTTATTGGTGACATTTACATTCAACCTGCTCGTTCTATTAACTTTATCCAGTTGAATTTTGTTGCAGTTGGAACTGGTGTTAATTTCTCAACAATTATCACTACAACAGCTTAATAAATAAGAACAAATAGGAGAATAAAATGGCATTTCAAATTAGCGATTTCACAACACGCCTAACAGGCGATGGCGCACGCCCAAATTTGTTCCAGGTAAGTATTCCAAATATTCCAACTGGACAAAATGCACCTGGTGCTAATCCTGCGGCTGGCAGTTCAAGCACATCTTTGTCTTTCTTGGCAAAGGCTGCTCAACTTCCAGGTTCTACATTGGGTGTTGTCCCAATGTATTACTTTGGTCGTGAAGTAAAGTTTGCTGGCAACAGAACATTTGCTGATTGGACAGTTACAATTGTTAACGATGAAAACTTCATCATTCGCAATTCTATTGAAGCCTGGATGAACTATATCAATAGTAATCAAGGTAACTTGAGAGGTACATCCGTACAAGCAAATAACTTCAACACCTCACAAGCATTAGGTTATACATCTGATGCTCACGTTTACCAGTATGCAAAAACTGGTGGTGCTGATGGTTTGGCTGGTGCTATTAAGGCATACGACTTTGTAGGTATGTTCCCAGTTGATATGTCTCCAATCGATTTAGATTGGGGAACAAATGATACTATTGAAGAATTCACAGTAACATTTGCATACCAATACTGGACATCTACAAATACTACTGTTACTACATCTTAATTTTGTCGAGGGGATTACGGTCCCCTTTTATGTGTTTTTGAACTGATAACTGGAAAAATATGGCCCAAAAGTTTAGTCTATTTGGTTTTACTATTTCTCGTCAAGAGGAAGAAGAAAACAAAGCAACGCAACAATCGTTCAGTCCACCACCGAGCGATGATGGTGCGTTAACAATTACTTCTGCGGCCTATTATGGTACGTATGTTGACTTAGACGGTACTGCAAAAAACGAGGTAGAACTCATATCTCGTTACCGTGAAATGGCTATGCAGCCTGAAATTGAATCGGCTATTGACGATATTGTCAATGAAGCGATTTGCCAAGATGATGACGGTAAGATTATTCAAATTGTTTTAGACGATTTGGATGTTCCAGATAAAATTAAAAAAGTTATTAAAACAGAATTTCATACTATCTTGCGTTTGTTGAACTATACCAACATGGCTCAAGATATTTTCCGTAGATATTATATTGACGGAAAGTTATATTATCATATTATTGTAGACAAAGAAAATCCTACAACCGGAATTAAAGAACTACGTTACGTTGATCCACGCAAGATGCGTAAGATTCGTGAAATTAAGAAACAAAAAGACGAACGTACCGGTGTAGAGGTAATGAATGTTGTTAATGAATATTACATCTACAATGATAAAGTTACGACAGGCACTTCAACCAATTATGGGCCTGTTGGTACCAGAATTACTACCGACTCTGTTATTTCTGTGGTTAGTGGACTTATGGATAGTCGCCGTGCGGTTGTATTATCTTACCTGCACAAAGCAATTAAGCCATTGAATCAGTTGCGTATGATTGAAGATGCGACAGTTATCTATCGTATCTCTCGTGCACCAGAACGTAGAATTTTCTATATTGACGTTGGTAATTTGCCTAAATTGAAGGCAGAACAATACCTACGTGATATTATGGTTAAGTATAAAAACAAACTTGTCTATGATGCAAATACAGGTGAAGTCCGTGATGACCGTAAGTTCTTATCCATGATGGAAGACTTCTGGTTGCCACGTAGAGAAGGTGGCAAAGGTACAGAGATTACTACACTACCAGGTGGACAGAACCTAGGTGAGTTGGAAGACGTTAAATACTTTGAGAAGAAACTGTATAAATCATTGAACGTTCCAGTCTCCAGACTTGATCCTAACCAATCCGGGTTCTCTTTAGGTCGTGTTGGTGAAATCACAAGAGATGAGTTGAAGTTTGCTAAGTTTGTTGCTCGTATGCGTAACAAGTTTTCTGACTTGTTCCATCAAGCGCTAAGAGTTCAGTTGGTACTTAAAGGTGTTTGTACTAATGAAGAATGGGATCAATTTAAAGAACACGTACACTATAGTTTTATCAAAGATAATAACTTCAGTGAACTTAAAGATGCTGAACTGATGACACAAAGATTGCAATTGTTAAGTTCAGTTGACCCATATACTGGCCGTTATTTTTCACAAGCTTGGATTCAACGCAATGTGTTGAGACTAAATGATGATGAAATCAAGATTATGCAAGACGAGATTGAAGAAGAAAAAGAAGCAGGTATTGGTTTGCCAGTTCAAGTTACAAATGATGTTGCACAACAACAAATGTTGTCACAAATTCAAATGGATGGTGCAGAACACCAAAATGACCTAGATATGAAATTGGATCAAAGTAAAGAAAAAAATCCAGAAAAAGTGGATGAAGGTTACAAACCAGTTTTAGATGTTGTTAAAAAATTAATCAACGGTTAATAGGAGACCAAAATGAACGCAAGAGACCTAATCGATTACGCAGTAAGTGATGACGCAGTTAATTTTAGAGCAGAACTGTATGCTGGAATTCATGACCGTGTAACTGCACACATTGAAGCCAAGAAACAAGAAATTGCTCAAGGTTTATTGAACCAAGAAGAAATGATGCCAACAAAGAAAATGAAAAAAGAAGAAGAAAAATGGCACATGAAAAAAGAAGAAGAAAAGCCAAAGCACGGCATGAGTGAAGAAGAAGATGAAGAAGAAAAAATGAAAATGAAGAAAGAAAAAATGAAAAAAGAAGGTTATTAATTTTAACTATAAATAGATAATATTTTAAAGAAGAACCATGGCCAATAAATTCACATATCAAGTTTTAAGAGATACACAAACAGACTCTGTTATTAAGTTAACTGGAGTGTTTGATGGTTCTGGTCAAGAAATTAATAACACACGCATTCAAGCAAATTCACTTTCAAATGCGTTGGCAACCAATGGTTTTCTTGTAGCAAATAATCAAGGTGGTTCTGCAAATACTCCGTTGTCTTACTATGATTTGCAATTAACTGGTTTGAAATACTACGTTAACATGCCATTTACAAGTACAAGTGCAAACTCTCAAGGTTCTGTTGAGTTATTTTGGAACGGTGCAGGTGCAACTCCAGCAGCACAATATGCAAACTCAGCAACAATTTTCCATTTAAATGCTTCTGGTGAATTTGGTTTGGGTGAACAACTACCTTCTATTACTAATAATTCTGGTACTTTGGCCAACGGATATATTGTTACAGCCAACGTAGGTAACGGCGATATCGGTGTTTACACACAAGGTGCCGCTGCAAACTGTTCATATACATTAATTGTTTCTTTGCGTAAAAACAATGCTATGTATCAACGTGGTCAGTTCAACGATCCAGCAGCATTCAACTACAAGCCTTACAACATTACACCGTAAGACTAGGAATAAACATGGCAAATATTTTCACATATCAAGTCTTGCGAGACACTACAGAAAAGGCAGTTATCAAACTGACTGCCAATTTTGATGGTTCTGGCCAAGAATATAACGTTTCCCGTATTGCGGCAAATACACTATATGGTGCTTTGACAAGTAATAACAATGTTATTCCAAACGGAACACCATTGTCTTATTACGGTTTAACTGTAACTAGAATTGGTTACAATATTGCTTCACAACAAAAGGGCTATGTTGAATTGTTTTGGACTGGCAACGGTGCAGCAAATAATGTGCCTATCATGAATATGGACCTTTGCGGTGAATATTCAGAAGACCAAGGTATGGTTTCTATTCCAAATAATGCAGTTGGTGCAACAGGTGACATCGGCGTTCAAACTATTGGTTTGGTAGCAAATTGCGCTTACACACTAATTATTGAGTTGCGTAAACAAAACGAATACTATCAACGTGGTCAATTTAATGATCCTGCTGCATTCAACTATAGACCATACAACGTAACACCATAATAGGTACAATAATGAAACTCATTAAAGAAATCAACGAAACAGTCAACTATCTGAC